ATGGGTTGCTTCTACGAGTTCTTCGCCGGCGGGGGAATGGCCCGTGCCGGTCTTGGCGAGGGATGGCAATGCCTCTTCGCCAATGACTTCGATCACAAGAAAGGCATCACGTACCGCCAAAACTGGGGCGACGGCGAACTACTGACCGGCGATGTGCGTCAAGTCAAGCCGGAAAACCTTCCGGACCGGGCGAACCTCATATGGGGTTCGTTTCCGTGCCAAGACCTGTCGCTGGCCGGTGCGGGCGCGGGTCTGAAAGGCGATCGCTCTGGCACGTTCTGGCCGTTCTTCGATGTCGTGAAAGGCTTGATCGCGGACAACCGCGCGCCCGACATCATCGCTCTGGAAAACGTTGTCGGTACGCTGCATTCGCACGACGGCAAAGACTTCGCTGCGATCTGCACGGCACTCGACCGCGCCGGTTACAGGTTCGGCGCGATGGTGATCGACGCGGCGCTGTTCGTCCCGCAATCGCGTCCTCGCCTGTTTGTTATCGGCATACGGAAGGATTTGCCGATCCCCGACGCGATCGTGCGACAAGATGCGTCGCCGCTGTATCATCCGAAGGCGTTGCTGACGGCGCTGGACAAACTCACGGCCAAGGCGCGGCAGAATTGGGTGTGGTGGCACCTGCCCACGCCGGAACCGCGTGAAGAGGTGTTCGCGGACCTGATCGAGGAGAACCCCACGGGAGTCAAGTGGCACACGGCGGCGGAAACCAAACGGCTCCTCGAGATGATGAGCGATGTGAACCTTGCCAAGGTCGAGAAAGCGAAAAAGGCGTCGAAGGCGACCGGCCGCCGTATGGTCGGAGCGATCTACCGGCGCACTCGCCGCGACGAGGAGGGCAACAAGGTCCAGCGCGCCGAAGTTCGCTTCGACGACGTCGCCGGTTGCCTTCGGACGCCTTCCGGCGGATCGAGCCGGCAACTGATCATGGTGGTCGACGGCACCAAGGTGCGCACGCGACTTATTTCAAGCCGCGAAACCGCGCGCCTGATGGGCTTGCCGGACGAGTACGAGTTGCCCGAGAACTACAACGAGGCGTACCACTTGACCGGCGATGGCGTCGCGGTCCCGGTTGTCCGCCACATCGCCGCGAATATCTTCGAGCCGATTCTGGCCGTTCAGCCGCCGCACGTGAGGGCCGCCGCATGAGCATCGTTCCGTGCGAGCAGAACGGCGACCTGCGCAAGTTGATCGAAGCATATGCTGAGAATCTTAAGACCGAAGCGCACAAAATCGGTGACCACGGCCTGTCGGAGGTCGAGTTTTACAACAGCGGCGTGTTCCGCGGGGCGATCGAGCGGGTGCGCGGCCAGTTTTCCGCGTCGATGAGGGAAAAACGTGAGTTCGTACAGCACATCCTGAACCACATGCAGGACGGTGGATACATCACCGAGTGGGAATCGGCGGGCGAAGCCAACCGACACGATTACATCGTGCGCCTGCCGTCGGGACGAACGTCGGCAATTGAGTTGAAAGGTTGCCTTGACGGCAATAACACGAACATCTTCGAACGCCCTCCGCAAGCAGAAGAGTTTGTGATTTGGAGCGTGTGCACGAACCCCGGCGCGGATCCTCGGCACAACGCCTGGTCAGGCATTCACACGCGCTTGAGTGCCGAAATCATCTTCCGCGAGCAACGCGTCGATGGGGTCGTCTTATGGGATATGGTCTGTGGGACCGTCGGCAGGCCATGCCCCAAAGTCACGGCCGATCCCACGCGCGTGACGAAAGCCGGTCCGTTCGCAGTACCCCCGCCCTGCATCTATGTCTTGCCCGCGACGATCCCAAGTCCGCGCAACAACCCGCATCCGAAGGCGCAGCGCCTAGACGATGTGCATGTACTGCGAGCATTTAAGGATTGCTTCCAAGGCCGTGACGATGAGATTAACTATGTCGACTTCGAGGTCGGCTACCACGGCACGGACACTGTCCGCAAAACACGAGTGACACGTAATGGCGAAGTCCAGCGCGAGTCCGAAGCAACGGCGATCCGCCGCGCCTGAGGAGACACCCGAAGCGATACGGTCGCGCACTATGCGAGCCGTGAAGTCAAAGGATACGGGCCCCGAGATGATCGTACGCCGTTTCCTTCACGCCGCTGGTCTGCGCTACCGTCTCCATGACAGTCGCTTGCCAGGCAAGCCGGACTTAGTGTTCCCGGGCCGCCGTATCGCGGTGTTTGTGCATGGGTGTTTTTGGCACCAGCACGTGAACTGTCCGGCATCTGCCCGCCCAAAGTCGAGCCTCGATTATTGGGCTCACAAGCTCGACGCCAACGTTGCTCGCGATCTTCGGCACCAAGAGGCGCTGACAGAAGCAGGTTGGGCGGTTCTAGTCATTTGGGAATGCCAGACTCGGAGTCGCGAGGCGCTCGAAGAGCTACTGAAGAAGTTCGAGCGCTAACGATCGAGTAAGTTGCTTTGCGTATATCGACGCCGAGATTCGCGCCGTAGCGGCAAGATCCCTGCTCGCTTCGGCAACAGCATTACGTACCTGTTAACTTTCGCAGGCTCGCTTGCTCCCGGCAGGCCGTGCTAAATTCCGCAGCGGATTTCTATTCGCAAGGTTAAGCATGGGATTCGCATTTATTCGAGAGGGCGACGCGACGTCTCACGGCGGTCGCGTGCTCGCATGTGATCCGAGCAACACCGTCGATGGGAAGCCACTGGCCCTGCTCGGCGACATGGTCTCGTGTCCCCGTTGCGGCGGCGTCTTCCCTATCGTGAAGGTGAAAACCGATCTTCACATGACGTTCAACGGCCGCCCGGTAGCGTCTGACGGTGACATGACGGCGTGCGGCGCGACGCTCATCGCAACACAGAGCAGCGCAACGGCATCGCCGACCGGCGGTGCGGGCAACCCAATCGGCGGCGGCCGCAGCGTAGTGGCCCAACAGGCAAGTGCGGACCAATCCGGCCCGCACCGCGGGCGTTTCCAGGTGCTAGACGACGACACTGGGAAGCCTGTCGCCAACCATCCGTATACCGTCACCAGTAGCGACGGTAGCACCATCACGGGAACAACCGACGAAAACGGGTATACCAACTGGCTCGAAACTGGTCGGGCGGCATCGCTTTCTTTCGAGCGCTCGGGCCCGAACTCGGTATGACGGACTATGCACAAGGCCATGGGTCCGGCTCGACGGGCCAGGGTGACGGCAGAACGAACCCTGTACGCGTACGGCGGAACGGTCTAGATGCGCAGGATCGGCAAGCGCTCTGCTCCGTCATCTGCAAATGCAACGCAATGCCGACTATCGGCGCTGACGGACAGAAGCTGAAACAGCAGTGCGTCAGCGGGCGACTCAAAGCGGCGGATGCGATCGGGGACCATCAGAGCCCATACAAGGCAGAAATCAACTACGACATGTCGCGCGATCCGCCGGCTCCGATCATGGACTCGCGCGTCGTTACCAAAGCGCACGACTACCTACCGGGCTGGATTCAGAAATACTGGCCGGGCGGCTTGGACAGCTATACGCCTGGCGTCGGCAATATCCGACGGCCGGACGTCGTGATCGTCAACGATCCGTCGCTGCCGCCGACACAGGACAACCTGAAGTCGGTTGTGGAGATCAAGTTTCCGCCGGATCGCGTAGACCCGAAGCAACAAGACGCGTACGAGCGCATCGCCGGCGACCCATCCAAAGTCGCTACCATGGGGCCAGGTGACTGCGGATGCTCCGACGATAAGCCCAACGAGGCTGAATCCTCGCAATCCGCCTTGTCACAACTCGGCAAACTGATCGGGCAAGGTCTGAAGGGGAGCCTCGGCGGGCCGATGCCCCCGCCAGTGCCTCTGCCCGTTCCCTGATATTGCAACGACACGACGATGAGCCACGATAACGAGCGACGAATTCAGGAGCTGGCCCAGGCCGGCATGATGCCGTTCGCGATTCTCGAACCGCGTTACCCTCACGACGGTATCGGCGCCGCCCTAGCGGTACGCGCGTCCATATACTTCAAGGGCGGATACACCCGCGACAAACGTGACGCCCTCGCATGGATCTTCGACCGATACGTAACGGTCGCGCGACACGCGAGCGCTCCTAGCACTGACGATCCAGTGAAGTGGCTCTGGTTCAACGGTAAGAAGGCACTGCCGATTGCGAAAGCGCCCGCTCTCTCATCACTCGCATCCAGCGTCGGCGCAAACGAAGGCTTCGATGCAACGTTTGTCGGCGGCGAAACCGCACGTGATGCGTCTTTCTACGAATTCACCACGTTCTGTCTCGAACAATTCCAGGCCGAGCTTGGTACTCGGGGGCTCGACGTCCTGGTCTTCACGCTCCCTACCCCGTTCGTCCGGGCCAACCCGAGCCCTTTCATACAACTGTTCCGCGATGCGGCCGCTGCTGTGGATGCGATACACGGGCATGCCGGACTCGCAGTAAATCTGTCGCCGACCAGCCGAACCGAAAACGAAAGCAGCGAATATCTCATGTCGCAGCAGCTCGGGCCGGGCGTCGATGTCGGTAGTCCGACCGCCATGAAGGTGCGCGACCTCACTGACCGGATCAAAACCGTCGACTGGCTCACGCTCGTCGATAAGGCGATGCTCGCCAAGGTCGGCGGCATTGAGGCGCTGCAATCCGCGTTGCCGAAAGACTGGTTCGACCTCGCCCCCTGCGCCCAAGGTCTGATGATCCGCGCCGGCGTGATTCCGGAAGCCGGCGTGCCTCACGAGGAAGGCACCCCGGCACCGCCCCCAGCGTATGTCGTGCTCAATGCCGCTCTACGCCCGGTCGTTGCGGATACCGTTTCGATTCTTCAGCGCGGCACGGTAAATGGCGACGCGCCGGTCTATAACTCCCAGGCCAGCAGCAACGCGTGGCTCCGACGATTCGACGTATCCGAAAGCGAATTGCTCAACGCCAAAGCGGCGGTGCTCGACACCCCCAAACTTTCGCCAGCAGCTTAATCGCAAAGGAATAAAGTCACGAGGCACAACATGAATCTTGCAGCGCTCACAAGCCCCCTAGGAACCGTTAATGCCGTCCTTGCGGTCATAACTGCAATCGCTGCAATTGTTATGTCACGCAACACCTTTCGATCGGGCAATCAGCTTTTCTCCCAAACGCGCACGAAGCGCCTATATGAAATTACGAAGCTGAAGGACCAAGGCTGGCGCGCGATCTCATCCGGCGCACTGCAGCTCGCCGTCAAGGAAGCATTCGGAATGCAGCTAAGCGGAGACGAAATTCGATTCGCACTCGAACGAGATAACGCACTCTCTTTTTTTCGCTCGAGGGAATATGCCGGGAAATTTGTAAAATTCTGCCCGATCGAAGCACGCTACAAGGACAATCGCTTTAATTGGCTGCGACGATGGACGTTCAAAGGAAATTTCCGAGTCTTTTTGGCATTATCAATCATCATCTATTTCCTTACATTTCTTCCCGTCCAAAAGCTCGGAACCGTCAGCACACCAGCAGCTGTGACACTCATGATCCTCGGAACGGGACTCACATTTACTTTGATGTTTTTCTCAAGGGGAGCAGAATCAGCACATACTCTGATGGACGTTAATGGCAACTATCCGCTCCCTTTGTACGGTTACAGGCCCGAAATCAAGAAACGCGCCGGCAAGGTCTCGAACATCCCGTACAGAGGCGGTGTGGTGCAGGGGCGTAGGCGTCACGACCTCGTCGCCGAGCCCGTCGTTACGACCCAGTCGAGCACCGTCGAGGCATCGCCCACGCCGAGACTGCATAATCAAGGCGCATAAAACTGCATAGACGAATCGGCCGGCCGGCCGCTGCGCGGCCCATGCCAGGCGGCCCCGAGCGCCCGGTGCATGAGTGCATAAAAACCGCTCGATTTTGCGGGCAGGTGGGGCGGGGTCACAACTGCGCGCGCCGGGTCGTGATCGGCATCCTCCGGCGGGGGTGCGGACCCGAGAACGCCTCTTCGGCGCGTCACAGGGGCCGCCACGGGCTGCCGCGGGCTCGGTCGACTCTGAAGCCCGCCCGCCGCGCCGGCGGCTCTAAGGCGCCGTATTCCGTCGCGGCCGCGCATGGGCCCGACGCAAAAAAGCCGCCGGCACCGAAGTGCCCGGCGGCTTGTCGTCTGCCGGTTGCGCGGTTGGGCGTCAGCCCTTCGTCGGCTCGAAATCCCTGAAGCGCACCACCTCGATCCCGAGCCAGTCGTTCACCTCCCGCAGCCGCGCCTTCAGCGGCTCGATCTCGAGCTCGTTGAACACCTCGGCGGCCTTGTGCACGTCGCCGAACCCGCCCGCGTTCGACGGGATGATCCCCATCAGCTGCGGCGGCACGCGGTGCGCCGCGAGCTGGTCCTCGACCGTCACCTTCTTGATGTTCCAGAACTCGTCCTTCGCTGCGACCTCCCCGATCGGCAGCAGCTGGATCCCGTCCTTCTTGCCCTTCGGCGCGTACATGAACAGGTTCCGGAAGTTTCCCGGCCCCTTCGCGTTCTTCAGCGCCGCGCGCAGGTTGTCGACGTCCTCCTGCTTGTCGGCCGGATCGGTCATGTACAGGATGAAACCCGCGTGGCTGCCGTTCTTGTAGTAGCGCTGGCGAAACAGCGTCGCGCTCTCGTTCAGCCAGGTCGAGTTCAAGGCCGACAGGTATTCCGGCAGCCCGTAAATCTCCTGGTTCAGGTCTGGCTCGTACAGGTGATAGACGGCGCCCGCCGGAAACGCGTGCGGCTCGCGCACGTTCGTCACGAACCAGTACTGGTCCGGCTCGACGCCGACCCGCGTGTATTTCGCGAGCGAGCATTTCAGCGCCATCGGCTGGCCGAGCCGATTCGTGCGCCGCTCGAGGTAGCTGTTCGCAAACACCAAGTACTCCAGCACGAACCGGCTGAAGTCCGCGCGCGGCAGCAGCGGATGCTCGATGTACGACTGCACCAGGATGTTGCGCTTCACGTAGATGGCCGAGCTGTGATGCGGCGCGGCCCGGAACGAGCGCGCGAGCCCGTCGAGCGGCAGCGGCGGCTCGTACCAGTTTGGAGTTGCCCCTGTAACTCAGGACAGGCGGACACCGTTAGGTTGATGACACCGCATTACGCCTGAACTCGCGAGGCGAGCGGTATTTCAGGGCTTTGTGCGGGTGGCGCTCATTGTAGTGTTCAAACGCGATAGCCAGACGCGAGAGCGCTGTTGGTGCGTCAGACTTGTCCATATAGGCGACGTAATTGTGCTTCATGGTCTTCACGAACGATTCGGCCATGCCATTGCTCTGCGGCGAACGGACCGGCGTGGTCAGCGGCTCAAGACCCAGTTCGCGAGCGAAGCTGCGCGTGCGGTGGTCGATGTAGGCCGAGCCGTTGTCCGTCAGCCATTCGATGGGCTGCGCGGCCTGCGTGGTGCCGAAGCGCTGTTCGACGGCGGCCAGCATCACGTCGCGCACCACATCACCGCTATGCCCGCCGGTCGTCGCTGCCCAGCTCATCGCCTCGCGGTCGCAGCAGTCCAGCGCAAACGTCACGCGCAGCGGCGTACCATCGTCGCACCGGAACTCGAAGCCATCGGAGCACCAGCGGGTGTTGCTGCGGTCCACGGCAACGCGACCGTCATGTCGCCGCTTGTCTCGCCGCACGCCGGGGCGGCGCAGCAGCAACTGATGCTCCCGCATGACCCGATACACGCGCTTGACGTTGATGCACGGCGCACCGGTCTGCTCCCGACTGCGGCGCAGCAGCGCCCAGACACGCCGGTAGCCGTAGGTCGGCAGATGCGCCACATGGGCCTGAATCTCCTCAACCAGCCCGGCATCGTTGGTCACGCGGGCACGGCGACCATCGCGCCAGTCGGACGAGCGAGTTCGCTTTACCGCCACGGCAGAGCGCGCCACGCCGAGAACTTCGCAGACCGTCTTCATCGGTCGTCCCCCGGCAGCAAGGGCGAGCGCGCAATCAGGTTTTTTGAACGGCCCCATTCCACGGCTTCTTTCAGGATTTCGACCTCCAGCGTCTTCTTCCCGAGTAGCCGTTGCAGTTCCTTGATTTCCTTGATGGCGGCGGCCAGCTCAGATGCCGGCACAACGCTTTCGCCTGCCTTCACCGCCGCCAGACTGCCTTCCTGGTATTGCTTGCGCCAGCCGAACACCTGGTTGGCATTGACGCCGTGCCGACGTGCGACGGCCGACACCGACGCTCCCGGTTCCAATGTTTCCTGCACGATGGCGATTTTTTCTTGCGCCGTGCGCCGACGACGGCGCTCCGGCTCGGTCAGAATTTCGATGCTTTCCACGTAATGACTAGGCTTACTGATAGGCACAAGACTATCCCTTATTTTAAGAGCGTCCTCGTGTCCTCAGATACGTGGGGCCGCTCCACAGTTCCCCATGCGCATGCACTCGACGTAATCGAGCAGCTCGCGCCGATCGAGCACGGCGATCGGGTCGCCGAACGAGAACACTTCCGCGCGCGTGGCCGGCGCCGGCTGCATGTCGGCCACCGGCTCGGTGCGATCGTGTGCGCGGCGCCCGGCGCCGCGTCGATACTTGCGTGACATCAGAAAATCTCCATGAATCCGGTATTGGTGGCAGTCGCCCCTTCGAGTGGCTCGTTCGCCAGCGCATGCATGCACGCCCAGGCGAGATCGCCGTGGCTCGCCTCCTCCGAGCGGCTCGCCTTGTACGTGACCTGCAGGCCGCTGGGCGTGATGGTTTTCTTGATCGCCATGAATGACGCGGCGAGATCGTTCCAGCCCGCGTCGAACTCGAGCCGGCCCTTGCGGATCACGTTCTGCGCCTTCATCACCAGCGCGGTCTTGATCTCCACCGAGTAGTGGAACGGCGTCGCGGCCGGGAAAAACTTCGTGACGAGCTGATACACGCCCTGCCCGATCCCGGTCGTGTCAATGCCGATGTAGGTGACGCGATAGCGCCGCGTCAGCGCTTCGATTTGCGCAGCCTGCGCCTCGAAGTCGAGACCGTGCCACTGGAACCGCTCGAGCACGCGGAACGTCCCGCCCGGACACTTCGGCGGCGCAATCACCACGCAGCCGGCGCTGTCGCCCGTATGCGACGGGTCGTAGCCGATCCAGACCTCCTCGTCGCCGAATGGGCGCAAGTACAGTGGCTTGAAGTCGTCCCACACGTCCCACGTATCGACCATGCACGGCTGCAACACCGTCAACGGGAAAACCGACAGCGAATCGTCGATGAACTGGCACAGCAGCAGGTTCGCGTATTCCTCGGGGCTGTATTCCAGTCGTAGCCGGTCGAGATTGAAGAGCGGCCGCGCCCCGCTGTTGCAACCGCCGCGCACGGCGTCCTCGACCGTGACGATCTGGCGCCACTGGCCGTCCTGACACGAACGGCCCGCGGCCAGCGCCGCGTGCGAAATGTCGATCGATACGTGCTGATCTTTCGGCCGGCCACGGTTGAACAGCTTGCCCGACCAGAACGGATAGGCGTCGTGCGCGAGGCTCGACGGCGTCGAGAAATACGTCTGCCGCCACTGGTCGTGAATCGCCATGCCCGAGGCGACCTTGCGCAGCTCCTGGAAGCGCGGCACCCAGAAGTACTCGTCGAAATACAGGTTGCCGTGGTAGCTCTGCGCAGTGCGCGCGTTGGTGCCGAGGAAGTACAGCGTCGCGCCGTTCGGCAGCACGATCGGGTCGCCCTTCAACTCGACGTCGACCGCGTCTTTCGCGAACTGCACGATGTACTGGCGGAACACGTGCGCCTGTGCCTTGCTGGCCGACAGGAAGATTTGATTGCGGCCTGTGTTCAGCGCGTCGAGCAACGCCTCGCGCGCGAAGTACCAGGTCGCGCCGATCTGCCGGCTCTTCAGGATGTTGCGGATCCGTTCCTTGAATCCCGCGCGATACCACGTGCGCTGATAGTCGAAGATCGATTCGAGGAATGCGTCGTTGAGCTTCTCGATCTGCTCATCGCTGAACGCGTTGCGCTCGTCCGCGCGGCGCGAACGGCGCGAGCCGACCGCACTCCCGGAGTCGCTCACCTTCGCATCGTTCGCCGGCCGTGCGCGCAACCGGTCGAGCTGACGCGTCAGTAGGTCGATCTCCTTGAAGTCGCGCCCCTCCTTTTTCTCCTTCACGACAAGCCGAATCAGCTGCGCTTCCATCGACAGCGCGACGCGATCGACCGGCTCGGTTTCGTCCCATCGATCGCGCCGCTTCCAGCTGTAGAGCGTGGCCGGCTTCTCGCCGAGCATTTCGGCAATCCGCGCAATTCGATAGCCCTGCCAGTACAGGTCACGTGCGCGTCGGCGTGGATCAACGTCGGATGAATCGATGGGAAGTGCAGTCATGCAGCAAGGCTACCGACGCGCGCGCGCGAGCCCTACTGCGTTCGGTTGTAACGGTTGTGCACACAACCAACGTTCATTGCGACACCGCTTCGAACTGCCGACACTGGAATCCCTGAATACAGCACCCCGCCCTCTCAGAGGTTTCGCACATGGCACAGGACACGAAGAAGACGAAGTTTTTCCGGATCGCGACCGAAGGCGCAACAACGGACGGGCGCACGATCGATCGAGCGATGCTCGAACAGATGGCGCGCACGTACGACCCGGCGGTATACGGCGCGCGCATCAACATGGAACACATCCGCGGGCTCTATCCGGATGGCGCATTCCGCGCGTACGGCGACGTGATCGCGCTGAAGGCCGAAGAGCAGGACGGAAAGATGCGGTTGTTCGCGCAGCTCTCGCCGACGAAAGACCTGATCGCGATTACGACCGAGCAGCGCCAGAAGGTCTACACGTCGATGGAAGTCGATCCGGATTTCGCCGGCACCGGTGAGGCGTACCTCGTCGGCCTCGCCGTCACGGACAACCCCGCGAGCCTCGGCACGGAGATGCTCGCTTTCAGCGCGAAGAACCGTGCGTTCGACACGCGCAAGCTGCGCCCCGACAACCTCTTCAGCGCCGCTGTGGAAGCCCACATCGAGCTTGAGGACGACGCCCCGGCGCGCTCGGGTGACGCCGCGCGTTCGCTGTTCTCCAAGGTCCGCAGCCTGCTCAATCGCAAGGAAGTGTCTGACGATCAGCGCTTCTCCGATCTGTCGCAGTCCGTCGTGGCGGTCGCCGAAAGCCAGAGCCAGGTGCTCGATCAGGTCGAGCGGTTCAGCGGCGAGCTGGCCGATGTGAAGCGCGCGCTGAAAGACGCCGAAGCGCGCCATTCCGATCTGGTGCAGAAGCTCTCGCGCACCGACAGCGATCGGCAGCAACGGCCGACGTCGACGGGCGGCGACAACGCCGTGCTGACCGACTGCTGATCGACCACACCACCCATTTTCGTAAAACGGAGAATCCATGCGGAACGATACCCGCGAGCTCTATTCCCGCTTCGTCGAGCGCATTCAGGAACTGAATGGCATCAGCGATGCGACCGTGAAATTTTCGGTCGATCCGACCGTGCAGCAGACGCTCGAAACCAAGACGCAGGAATCGAGCGCCTTCCTGAACAGCATCAACGTGATCGGCGTGACCGAGATGGAAGGCGAGAAGGTCGGTCTCGGCGTTTCGGGGCCGTCCGCGAGCCGCACCGACACGAGCAAGCGTGAGCGCGAAACGCGCGACATCGCGACGCTCGACAGCCAACGCTATCGCGCCGAGAAGACGAACTACGACACGCACATCACGTATCAGCGCCTCGACGCCTGGGCGAAGTTTCCGGACTTCCAGGCTCGTCTGCGCGACGCGATCATTCGACGCGCGGCGCTCGACCGGATCATGATCGGCTGGAATGGCGTGCGCGCGGCAGCCGACACCGATCTCGCGGCAAACCCGCTGTTGCAGGACGTGAACATCGGCTGGCTGCAGCAATACCGCAACAACGCGAAGGAACGCGTGTTCTCGGGCGTGAAGATCGGCAAGGGCGAGCAGTTCAAGAATCTCGACGCCGTCGTCACGCTCGCGAACAACGAACTGCTCGAGCCGTGGTACGTCGAGGATCCGAATCTCGTCGTGATCTGCGGCCGCGAGCTGCTGCAGGACAAGTATTTCCCGGTCGTGAACAAGGATCAGCCGCCGACCGAAGCGCTCGCCGCGGACGTCATCACGGCGCAGAAGCGCATCGGCAATCTGCCGGCCGTGCGCGTGCCGTACTTCCCCCCGCGCGCGCTGATGATCACGCGCCTGGACAACCTGTCGCTGTACTGGCAAATCGGTGCGCGCCGTCGCGCGCTGATCGACAACCCGAAGCGCGATCGCATCGAGAACTTCGAAAGCTCGAACGATGCGTACGTGATCGAGGAATTCGGCGCGGGCTGCGTGGTCGAGGACATCCGCTTCGTCGACACCGATCCGGCGCCGGACGCACCGGCGGGTGGCGCATGACGAACCCGTTCCGCCAACACTTTCAGCGCACCGTCGCGGCCAAGGCCGCGCGCGGCACGCCGGCGAGCGTCGGCGGCCTGCGCGACGACTCGGCGTACACGCTGATGCTGGCGCAGCTCGACGAGCACCGCCGCGCGCTGAAGGCCGTCGAGTCGCTCGAGCGCAAGGCCGACCTGAAACGGCAGTTCCTGCCGGCGTACGACGCGTGGGTCGCGGGCGTCCTGGACGGTGCGGCCGGCGCGCCCGACGACGTGCTGATGACGGTCATGGTCTGGCGCGTTGACGTCGGCGACTTCCGCGGTGCGCTGGAGATCGGCGCGTACGCGCTGCGACACGACCTTCCGCTGCCCGACCAGTACAAGCGCAGCACGCCGTGCCTGCTCGTGGAGGAATTCGCCGAGGCCGCGCTGCGCGCGCATCGAGCCGGCGAGCCGATTCAGGTTGAGCCGCTGCTGGACATCGAGCAGCTCACCGCATTGGCGGACATGCCCGACGAGGTACGCGCGAAGCTGCACAAGGCAATCGGCTACGGGCTGGCGGCGTCCCATCCTGCAAACGCACTCGACCACCTGCGCCGCGCGCTGCAGCTGTTCGCGAACGTCGGCGTGAAGAAGGACATCGAGCGGCTCGAGCGCGAGCTGAAGAACTCTGCCAGCGGCGGCCAGCGCGGCCCCGATGGCTGATACCGAGCGTACCCCGCGCACCAGGCGGCACGGGGCCGTAGCCGGCGCTGTCCGCGCGAAAGCCCCGTCCACCGCCTCACCCTTTCAACGTGAAGAATCCGACCATGTCCTTTGTCTCGACCCCGCCGCTGTCGCGGCCGTCCGAAACGCCGGCGCCGCCTATCACGAACGATGCGTTCTACCCGGACGTGTCGCTGGAGCACGCACGCGACACGATGCGCCTCGACGGCACCGTGACCGACGCGCGCCTGCGGCACGAGCTGCTCGCGGCGATCGCCAGCGTCAACGACGAGCTGCGTGCCGCTCGCTCGGCGTGGCGCGAGGCCGGCATCACGCGGCTCGCCGACGTGCCGGCCGACCAGCTCGACGGCGAAAGCGTGCTGCTGCAGCACTACCGGCGCGCCGTGTACTGCCTGGCGAAGGCGACGCTGATCGAGCGGTATCGCGACTACGACACGACCGGCGACGGTGCGCGCCGCGCCGACGAGCTCGAGCCGCAGAGCGACGAGCTGCGTCGCGACGCACGCTGGGCAATCAGCGACATCGTCGGTCGGCCACGTGTGACCGTGGAGCTCATCTGATGCGAACAATGTTCCGAATCCGTCGCCTCGCGCAGGACCGCGTCGTCAACGGCCAACGCATTACCGCGCCGTTTCAGGTTCAGCGCCGCGTCGCATGGCTGTTCTGGCGAGAAATCGCCGTGTGCCGAGACTGCGAGACCGCCGCCCTGATCCTGCACAGCGCAGCGCGCGCACGCCGTCTTGCGTCACTGAAGCCGCTGCTCGTCGCGCGTTACGACGTCAACGGCAGGGAATTGTCGTGATGTGGGTGCGCGCGCTTCAGGGTGAAACCGTCGACGCACTGTGCTGGCGTGCGCTCGGCCGCACGCGCGGCGTCGTCGAAGCGGTGCTCGACCTCAACCGGGATCTCGCGCAGTACGGCCCGATCCTGCCTCACGGGCTGCTCGTCGAGCTGCCCGATGAAGTACCGCAAGCGGCGCAATCCGGCGCCGAGCGGCTCCAGTTATGGGACTGAGAATGGCTGAACCTATTTCCACGTCGTCCGCGACGGTGGCGGCGCTCGGCGTCGCGACGCTGTCGCTGTTTCCCGGCGTCGACGCCAACGTCGTCATGGGCGCCTTCGCCGGCTCGCTGCTGTTCGTGATGACATCGGCCGATCCGTCGATCCCGAAGCGCGTGGCCTTCTTCGTGATCTCGTTCGTCGCCGGGTGCCTGACGGCCGAGCTCTTCGCGGCCGGCCTCGACGCCGTGCTGCCCGCGCGCATCGACGTCCACGCCGGCATCGGCGCGCTGATCGCCTCCGCGCTCGTCGTGAAGCTGCTGCTGTGGCTGATCGCCCAGGCCGACGCACCGGACCGGCTGCTGAACGTGTTCAAGGGGAGGGAAAAGTGATGCTCACGGCCGTCTACGTGCTGCTGTGCGCCGCGCTTGCGCTGCGTCTGGTGATGTTTCGCCGGCGCGGGAGCGCTCACCGACCGCTCGCTTCGTGCCTGGCCTACGCGCTGGCGGTGGCCGCCGGCGCCGCGCCGATCCGCGCCGCGTTCGGCGTGCTGCCGCCGGCGGATCTGGCGGACACCGTCCTCGTCGGCGTCCTGTGCCTGGCCGTGTACGGCGTGCGTGGCAACGTCGTCGAACTGTTCCACCGCGGCAATCCGCGCGACTCGCTGATCGCGCGCGTGCTGCAGTTCAAACCGCGGGGGCGCCATGTATAAGACCCTTCGCCTCGGCGACCGCGGCGCCGACGTCGCCTACCTGCAGCGTCAGCTCGTCGCCGCCGGCGCGCGCATCGATACCGACGCGATCTACGGCAGCGCGACGCGCGGTGCCGTGGTCGCGTTTCAGGCGTCGCACGGCTTGGTCGCCGACGGCATCGCCGGCCCGAAGACGTGGGCCGCGCTCGCAGCCGGCCGGCGCGATCCGCGGCACCTGACGGATGCGGATCTGCAGCGCGCGGCCGATCGCCTGAAGGTCGACCTCGCGGCCGTGCGCGCCGTGAACGAGGTCGAGTCGCGCGGCGCCGGCTTCCTCCCTGACGGCCGGCCCGTGATCCTGTTCGAACGTCACGTAATGTATCGCCAGCTCGCGGCCACCGGCCTGGACGCCGACGCGCTCGCGGCAAAGTATCCGGGCGTCGTCAATCCGAAGCCCGGCGGCTATGCCGGGGGCGCGGCGGAATATGCGCGCCTGGCAAGCGCGTCGCAGATTTCGGCCGCATGCGCGCTCGAGGCCGCGAGCTGGGGCGCGTTCCAGATCATGGGCTTTCACTGGAACGCGCTCGGCTACCCGGACGTGTTCGCGTTCGTCGACGCGATGAAGATCAGCGAAGCTGAGCAGCTTGAGGCGTTCGTGCGCTTCATCCTTGGCGACAAGGCGCTGCTCGCCGCGCTGCGCGGCCGGAAGTGGGCGAAGTTCGCCGAGCTGTACAACGGCAAGGCTTACGCAGAGAACCTGTACGACGTGAAGCTCGAACGGGCGTTCGATCGCTACAACGGGGTGGCCGCATGACCATCAGCACCCGCCTCTTCGTCGCCGGCGCGATCGCGCTCGCCGGCGCGGCCGCCGTCATCGCTATCCAGCATGCCCGCCTGATCAGCGCCGGCCAGCGCGTCGACGCGCTGGAACGCGACGTGCGGGACCGGACAGCCGAGCGCGACGCGGCGCGTCGCGACGTCAAGGTCGTCACGCAGTACGTTGATCGTGTCCAGGTCGTCCGCGAGAAGGGCGACACCATCGTCAAGGAGGTTCCCGTTTATGTGGACCGCGAAGCGGATCGTGCCTGCGTTGTTCCTGTCGGCTTTGTGCGCGTGCACGACGCAGCAGCCGCCAACGTGCCGGTGGGCGATCCCGGAAGCGCTGATGCGGCCGCCGCGAGCGTTACGCTCTCTGCCGTCGCCGCAACCGTCGCCGGCAACTACACCACCTGCCACGAAAACGCCGAGCAGCTGATCGCGCTGCAGGCGCGCGTGCGCGACGTCGAGCCGGAGGCGCCGTGAACAAACCGAACAGCCTGCGCGCAGCGCTCACGGCCGCCCTGCCCGAGTTCGCGCGCAACCCGGATCGGCTGCACCTCTTCATCGAACACGGGTCGATCGCCGTCACCGCAGCGCAATCGCTGTCGTTCGAGTATGCGTACACGCTCGACATCGTCGTAACGGACTACGCGGGCCATTCGGACCATCTGATGGTGCCGATCATCGCCTGGCTGAAGATCAACCAGCCCGAGCTGCTGCTGAATCGCGAGCTCTGCCGCGACGGGTTCAAGTTCCAGGCCGAGCTGCTCGACAACGGGAAATCGGACGTCGAGATCCTGCTGAAGCTGACCGAGCGCGTCGGCGTCACCGAGCGGCCGGACGGCTACGAGATTCGGCACTTCGGCGAGCCGCCGATCGCGGGGACGTGATGGCCGATCGCCTGTCCCGCGTCGAGGAATGGGCCTCGGCCCTGCTCGGCCAGCTCACGAGCGCGCAGCGTGCGCGCTTGGCGAAAGAGCTTGCGGCGGAGCTGCGCCGGCGCCAGTCGCGCCGCATCGCCGAAGCGCGCAACCCGGACGGCAGCCGCTATGCGCCGCGCAAACCGCAGGCGCGGCGCAAGAAAGGTCGCATCCGGCGCGCGATGTTCGCGAAGCTGCGCACGGCCCGCTTCCTCAAGACCGCCTCGAGCGCCGACGCGTCGGTGCTGCATTTCACGCGCGACGTCGAGCGCATCGCGCGCGTCCATCAGGAGGGCCTGCGCGATCGGGTGCAGCGCGACGGGCCGATCGTGCAGTATCCGGCGCGCGAGCTGCTGGGTCTCGCGGACGCCGACGTCGAGCGAATCACAGACGTCGTCCTCGATTTTCTGGCGCGGTAGCGCGGCGCTCGAACGGAAATCGCCGAACTCGGGCTCTGCCCACGCCTCGTCAAAGATTAGTTATGCGTGGATCGTCTAGACGCACTCTCGACCCCGGAAGCAGGCGCTCACTACACATCTTCCAATGGTCGCACGGTTATATCACTACCGTAGATATCGCCAATTCGTGAAGGACGCGAGCACAGACTGTCGCTAGAATCGCTAGCGCTACGGCATGTCTCGGAGACCACACGAATGGAAAAGCTGCCCCTGGACGATTTTCTGGAATGGATCGAAAAGACCCATGGAGAAGAAAATTGGGTTACGGTATACAAACATATTGAGGGGCCCGACGGGAGCGCGGACGGTGGCTTCTACAGCGCGTTGGTCAGCCAAGAGAAAACCGAAAAAGCAATGACTGATCCTAGTTGGGACCTGAGGCTCGGAAGTGGGGGACCGGGGTTCTCGGTATGCTGGGAAGACGGTGTCAAAAAGGAAGAATACCATCAGCATTCGCACGATGGACTGCGGCCCCTTGTCATTTATCGAGATTTTTATGGTCGCAAAGAAAGCTACATCGAAGTGCTAGAAGAGTTTCGGCTGCTGCACAATCTCTACTGCGATACAAAAACAGGCACCTACTACGCATTTGATGAGGCGGGCGATGAGGTAGAGGTTATCAAACTGACTCAAGATGAGGTAAAGATTCGCAGAAGCTATCTTCGCGGCTTCATGGCAGCAACGCAGTTGAATCTCCTTCTCTATTTCGAGTATACCGGCCACTTCAAGAGCGACGTCCACATCTCTGACAATATCGAGTCTTCTACGATGTGCGTCACTCGTTACTCCGGCGAATCTTATTCGGACGGTTACAAATCATGTGTACGAATACTCGGGAAAAAACTGATTCGATGTGATGCCATGCAGAATTGTGGAATTTGGCCCTTCGAACGCAAAAAAACCTACCAGGAATTCATCATCGGCGGCGATGTCGATAACCCTGTCGTTCATACGTGCGATCCGGATCGGCTCGCGGACTACTTCGGTGCAAACCCAGGCGCGCCTCATTATCTCAAACCCGTATTCTTTAAAAAGGAGGTAATGCAAAAATACTATGCCTCCTCAGATTACGAAATTACCGATGGCCGCTTGATCCGGCATGGTGCTTGGAGCCTCCGCTTCGACAATAACTCATCGGATCACGTGTCGGTTTTTTTGGGCGATCTGGGCCGTGATCTTCCTGCAAAAGAACAAACCTACTGGAAAAGCTATAACATATTCCCTGACGGACGAAAAATAAGCCGGACAAACTTTGAACGCAGCTTCAACGGCAACTTCTTCGACCCAGAAAACCCAGAGCACAAATTTAAGCACAGCTTCGATCAAATTCAACGCACTTGGATCGAAAAGCTAGGTTGGCCCCTATTCCTTCCTTTGTGCGACCGAGACAAACATTTTTTATCTTCAATTAGATCGATGTTGACGACAGAGCAGTCGGAGTTTGACGCTCAGATTTTGGCAGTATCGAAAGTCACCATCGATTCTGTCAATATCAGAGCGCTGCGCGATTATCTGTCCGACAACAACTCCGACTCCAAGTCGATTGCACTGCTGGAGCAATTATTCGAAAAGCTCGCTTTAGATGCCGCACAATGGGGAACGTTCCTTAGGGGGGTACAATCCGTACGTTCGACTGGCGTCGCCCATCGAAAAGGAACGGAATACGAGAAATTGATGGCGAAACTAAATTTCGACGAGGACAACTATCGACTCGAATTCGATGCAATCCTCCGAAAGTTCGCTACGTTGTTCGATATGTTACTACACGCAATATCGTCCAATTCAAATTCAGCGCCGGCTGGCCCATAAGCCTCCTCGCACACACGAAGTCTTTCCGCCTTATTTTGAATACCGGCCGCGGAGTGTAAATGCGGCTGGTTTGAGTTGTTCCTCCCGCGCATACAACCATTTCCGGGTGATTCCTTCCCGCGCGCGCGGCATCCTTGCCGCATGGACGATTTTGCTGACCTGAACCGCCGACTCGAAAGCCTGTTGCGCGAGGGCACCGTGATCGACGTCGACCACGGTGCCCGCCGCGTGCGCGTGGAATCGGGCGGGCTACAAACCGACTGGATTCGTTGGCTGGTGCAGCGAACCGGCAACAGTATCGTGTGGGACCCACCGTCGATCGGCGAACCCGGACTGCTACTGTGTGCGTCGGGTGAGCCGACCACCGGTCTGTTCCTGCCTGGCGTGTACTGCGACGGTCACGACGCGCCCAGCTCGAATCCGCACGAACACGTGCGCATGTACGGCGACGGCGCACGTATCGCATACGACTTCGCGGCTCACGCGCTCACCGCCACGCTGCCCGCCGGCGCGACTGTGCATGTCGTCGCGCCGGGCAGCGTCACGGTCGAAACCAACAGCGCAACCGTCAAGGCAAAGACTGTCACCCTCGACGCCGACGATACGACCGTGACGGGCGCGTTGCTTGTGAAGGGACCACTCACATTCGAATCCGGCGCGACAGGCAAGAATGGAGGCGGCACGGGCTCGCGCGCCGTGATCGAGATCGAGGGCAGCGCCCACTTCACCGGCGTGGTGTCAGCAGACGTCGACGTGCAGTCGCAAAGCGTGAGCCTCGTGAAGCACCCGCACCAGGCGCAAGGCGAATTCGCGCAGACCTCGAAACCGATTGCGGGTGGCGCATGATCGGCATGAATGCACGCACCGGCCGCGCGGTCGCGAATCAGGCGCACATCGAACAATCTGCCGCCGACATTCTGTTCACGCCGCTGGGCACGCGCGTCATGCGCCGCGACTACGGGTCGCTGCTTCCCGAGCTGATCGACGGCCCCATCAATCCGCTCATGCGCATGCGCGTGATGGCCGCGTCCGTCATGGCGCTGGCCCGCTGGGAACCGCGCATTCAGGTCAATCAAGTGGATTTCGCAAGCACCGGCATCGACGGCGGCGCCGTGCTTGAGCTGCACGGCGAGCGCACGGACGGCCCGCGCGCTGGCACGCCCTTCTCCATGCGTCTGCCGGCGTTGGGCGGTCGCGCCACCGGTCGAGGCACGGCATGAGAACCACCCCGATCGATCTGTCGCAGCTCCCGGCCCCGGACATCGTCGAGGAGCTCGACTACGAAACCATCCTCGCCGAAAAGAAAGCCCGGCTCATTTCCCTGTACCCGAAGGAACAGCAGGACGAGATCGCGGCCGCGCTCGAGCTCGAATCCGAGCCGATGGTGAAGCTGCTGCAGGAAGGCGCGTACGAAAAAATGCTGCTGCTGGCGCTCATCAACGAGAAGGCCCGCGGCATCCTGCTGGCGTACGCGAAGGGCACGATGCTCGAACATCTCGGCGCGCTGTTCGACGTAGAACGGCTGATGATCTCGCCGGGTGACCCGGACAACGGCATCGACCCCGTCTACGAGGACGACGACAGCCTGCGGGAGCGCATTCAGCTCGCGCCGCGCGGATTCTCGGTCGCCGGCCCGGACGACGCGTACGTATTCCACGCGCGCGCCGCTGACGGCCGCGTAAAGGCCGCCACCGCATACAGCCCTTCGCCATGCGTGATGATCGTCACGATTCTGTCGCGTGAAGGCGACGGCACGGCCAGCGAGGAGCTGCTCGGCATCGTTCGGAAGAACCTGGAAAAGAAGCGCCCCCAAGCCGACGAGGTCATTGTCCAGAGCGCGAAGATCGTGCCGTACGCGATCCGCGCGACGCTGCGCTTTTTCAACGGACCGGACCGCGCCGTTGCGATCGCTGCCTCGCGGAAGAACGCCCAGCAGTTCGCCGATGCAATGCACCGTCCTGGTTACGAGATCACGGTGGACGGCCTGTATGCATCAATGCGTGTGGCCGGCGTCCAGAAGGTGCTGCTCGACACGCCAGCCAACGGCGTGCCGATTGCGATCGACGAGGCGCCCTACTGCGCCGGCATCGAACTGATCGACGGCGGGGTAGCCGATGAATAAACCGATCCGCTCACTGTTGCCGCCGAACGCGACGGCGCTCGAGCGACGCCTCGCCGAAGCCAATGCGGACGTGCTCGACATCCCGGTCGAGCTCGACACGCTGATGGACCCGGATCGGATTCCGCTGCGCTTTCTGCCGTGGCTCGCGTGGCACATGGGAGTCGATACGTGGCGTGACGAATGGCCCGAGCAGGTGAAGCGCGCGCGCGTGAAATCGGCCATCCGCATCGCGCGCAAAAAGGGCACGGCCGATGCCGTGCGCGACGTCTGCGCGTCGTTCGGCGCGAACGTGGCGATGCGCGAATGGTTCGAGATGACGCCGCGCGGCGTGCCGGGCACGTTCGAGATCGTGATGACGGTAGGTAGCCGTGAAGGCGTGCCGGCCACCGCGCAGTACGTCGCCGACATTCGCGCCGAAGTCGATCGGGCGAAGCGGGGAACCGCGCACTACATCTTCAAGCAAGGCTACAGCGCGATCGGCACGCAGCATGTCGGCGCGGGCGCACGCGCCGCGGTCTATCGCCGGCTGTCCCTCTCGGAAACCTGAACATGGCTGGAAACCTGATCCACATTACTGACGCCGGTCGCGCGGCGCTCGTCGCAGCGGACAACACGGGCACCATCGCTCGCCGCGTCGTCGAAGTCGGCCTCGGCACCGCGGCATTCACGTTCGACAAGGGCATGAAAACCTTGCCGAACGAGCGCAAGCGCGTGACCACGATTGGCGGCGAGAACGTCGCGCCCGATACGGTGCACGTCGTCATCCAGGACGACACCGACGACCAGTATTCGCTGTTCGCGTACGGTCTGTACCTCGACAACGGTGTGCTGTTCGGCGTCTATGTGCAGGACACACCGATTCTGGAAAAATCGCCAGCGGCAATGCTGCTGCTTGCGAGTGACATCGTGTTCAAGTCGATCGACGCGTCGCAGCTGGAGTTCGGTCCCGCCACGTTCCTGAATCCGCCGGCGACGACCGAGCGCAAAGGCGTCGTCGAACTTGCGACGCAGGACGAGGTCGCCGCGGGCACCGACGCGGCGCGCGCCGTGACCCCGGCTACGCTCAAGCCACGGCTCGACACGAAGGCCAGCCTTTCTGGCGCGGACTTCACGGGCCGCGTCAGCACGCGGGACGTCGTGCATCTCGCATCGGCGCCGGGCGGCACCGGCGCGATGCTCGGCGCCGGCAATGGTGACGGCGCGACGGCCTCGACGAACAACGTCGCGCTGCGCTCGTGGTACGGCATCGGATTCGCGCCGACGATCGACGGCATGCCCGTACCGCGAACGGAGTTTTCGCACTGGTTCGATACGCGTACCGGCAATGCGGGCTTTCGCGGCACGCTCGACGTCGGTGGCCTCATCACGGCGCAAACGCCGCCGTCGGGCGACGCCTCGAGGCACGTGCCGACGACCGAATGGGTCGTCTCGGCGATCGCGTCAGCGAGTATCGGCACGATCGTGTTCGAGCCGCGCACCAGCGTGCGCGCCGGCTTTCTGAAGCTGAACGGCGCACTCGTCAAACGCAGCGACTATCCGGCACTGTGGGCGTACGCCCAGGCGAGCGGTGCGCTCGTCGCCGAATCGGCATGGGCGCAGAACAATTGGGGCTGCTTCTCGACCGGCGACGGTGCGACGACGTTCCGCCTGCCCGAGCTGCGCGGCGAATTCCTGCGCTGCTGGGACGATGGCCGCGGCGCGGACTCCGCTCGCGCGATCGGCACGTTCCAGAACTTTCAGAACGCGTGGCATGCACACGGCGCGTCGTCAGCAGCCGTCGGCGATCACACGCACGGCGCCTGGACCGACGCGCAAGGCTGGCACGGTCACCACGGCTGGACGGGCGGTGGCGGCGGACACAATCACAACAATGGGATTTTCAGCCGCCTGCTTCGGCCGCCTTATGGTGGATCGCTGACGGGTTCCGATCAGGCCGGCAGCGGAGCCGAGCAGGCAGTCGGTGCAGGCGACTCGGCCGATATCGCGTGGGTCGGCGATCACGCGCACGAGTTCAATACCGATGGCTCCGGCACGCACGGCCACAACGTCGGGATCGGCGGCGCCGGCGCGCACGCCCATGCCATCACCGTCAACGGCGACGGGGGCAACGAGGCCCGTCCCCGAAACATCGCCATGCTCGCCATGATTCGCGCTTACTGAGACACACCTATGCTCATCCATCAATACGACGCCGAAACCGGACAGTACATCTCCAGCCATCTTGCCGACGTGGACCCGAAAAATCCCGACCGCTGGCTCGTGCCGGCGTTCAGCACGCTCGATCCGCTCCCGGAGCGCTCGCCACGCACCTGGCCGTTTTACCGCAACGGCGCGTGGAAGCTCCTGCCCGATCACCGCGGGCAAGTTCTGTATCGACAGGACACCGGCGAGCCGGCCGAAATCCTTGCCGCGGGCACGACGCCGGAAGCACAGGGGCTCACCGAAATCCCGCGCCCTTCACCCGAGCACGTGTGGCGCGACGGCGGCTGGGTCATCGATCCCGCACGCGTCGCGCAACGAGCACGGGAGGCCGCGATGATCGAGTTCGAATCGCGCATGGCGCGTGCGCGTCAGATGAACGCGGGCAAGGCGGATGCGTATGCGGCGGGGCTGTTGTCGGTGGAAGAAGCGTATTACTTCCGCGCGTGGTCCGCTTACCAGCTCGATCTGGTTCGCGCGATCCAGGCGGACGGCTTTCCCGACGCGCTGCGCTGGCCGGAGGATCCTGTGCCTTTCGAAATCGCGTGCACGCCGGCGCTCGCTGAATTCGAGACGCAGATGGCGAAGGCAAAGCGCTTCTTCGACGGGAAGGCCGACGCCTACGCGGCAGGCGAGCTGTCGGACGAAGAGCAATACAACTATCGCGTGTGGTCAGCGTACGCCCAACATCTCAAGCATGCGCTCAATCGCGAAACGTTCCCGAATGTGGTGTGGCCGCAGGAGCCCGCGCCGTATGTGGCGCCGCCGGCGCCGGAAGCGAACGCGCCTGCCGGTGCGGGAGAGTCGCGCGAGGCGCCCACACGCGCCGAGAAGGAGATCGCCACGTAAGGCGACTCGAAGAAAGGACGCGGCGACGTGCGCGATGCGGCAACATCGCGCACGCCCCGCACCCGCAGAGCACGCCTGCAGGATTGGCCAGGGCCGCGACACCTCTCGAGAGGCGCCGGCATCCTAGCACAAGCAGGAATCACCCGATGCAGGACATCCGTTGCGCAAGCTGTAACCGAAAACTTGGCGCCGGCGAGTACATCCGGCTCACCATCAAATGCCCGCGCTGTCGGGCCATGAACGTCTTGAGGGCCGAGCGCCCCTTACCCGCAGGCCACCGAGCCTCCGATATGAGGGAATCGCCCCATGCAACACCCCATCTCCGCTGACCTGATCAATCGCATTCACCAAGCCGACGCACTGAGCGTGCTGCGCGCGCTGCCCGACGGCTGTATCGACCTGACCTTCACGGATCCGCCCTACTCGTCCGGCGGTACGACCAGCGCGGCGCGCAGCCAGGCGCCGTCGAGCAAGTACATCGGCGGCGACGTGAAGACCGTCTACCCCGAGTTCCAGCACGACAGCAAGGATCAGCGGTCGTGGACGTTCTGGTGCATGACGTGGCTCGCCGAGGTCTACCGCGTCAGTCGCAACGAAGCGCACCTCGTCTGCTTCGTCGACTGGCGGCAGCTGCCGAGCCTCACCGATGCAATTCAGGCGGCCGGCTTCACGTGGCGCGGCGTCGCCGTGTGGGACAAGACGAGCGGCCGAGCGCGGCCGCGCGCCGGCGGCTTCGCGCAGCAGGCCGAATTCCTGGTCTGGGCGACGAAGGGCGCCGTGCGCCGCGCCGACGTGTACCTGCCCGGCGTGTTCTCCGAGCGCCTCGCGCACCCGAAGCGCCACATGACCGAAAAGCCCGCGCAGCTCGCGCGCGAAGTCGTGCGCCTGGCGCCGGTCGGCGGCGTCGTCCTGGACCCGTTCGCCGGGTCCGGGACGTTCCTCGATGCTGCGAAGCAGGCCGGCTTGAACTGGATCGGCTGCGAGCTCGAACCGGCCTACCATCAGGTCGCAACGGCGCGCGTGGCCGGACTCGACACGCCGGCCGTCGCCGCATAGCGACGTTTCGCGGCGGTTTCGGTTGTACCGGGGCGCTGCACAACCAAACGTGCGTGATGTGCGCGCGCGCGAGCGGCAATCTTTCGGGAGGCTCACTTCCGGGAGATTGCATGCCTTCTGATTACCACCACGGCGTACGGGTCATTGAGATCAATGAGGGTACGCGCCCCATCCGCACGGTCAGCACAGCCGTCATCGGCCTAGTCAGCACGGCCGACGACGCCGATGCGGCCACCTTCCCCGAAAATCGTCCCGTTCTCATCACGGACGTGCAGACAGCGATCGGCAAGGCCGGCACGAAGGGCACGCTCGCGCGTTCGCTCGACGCGATCGCAGCTCAAACCTCGCCGCTGATCGTCGCGGTACGCGTGCCGACCGGCAAGGATGCGGATGCCACGACCAGCAACGTGATCGGCACCACCACCGCGGACGGCCAGTACACCGGTATGAAGGCGCTGCTCGCCGCGAAGAGCCGCCTCGGCGTGAAGCCGCGCGTGCTCGGTTGTCCAGGCCTCGACACCCTGCCCGTCGCGTCCGAGCTTGCGACGATCGCGCAGAAGCTGCGCGGCTTCGGATACGTCAGCGCATTCGGCGCGCAGACGAAGGAGGAAGCCGTAGCCTACCGCGCGAACTTCGGCCAGCGCGAGCTGATGACGATCTGGCCGGATTTCGTGAACTGGAACACGACGACCAACGCCGAGGACATCACATGGGCAACGGCGCGCGCGCTCGGCATGCGCGCGAAGATCGACGAAGAGATCGGCTGGCACAAGACGATCTCGAACGTCGTGGTCAACGGCGTCACGGGCATCAGCCGCGACGTGTTCTGGGACCTGCAGGATCCGAACACCGACGCGGGCTACCTGAACAGCCACGAAGTGACCACGCTGGTGAACGCGGACGGTTACCGTCTATGGGGATCGCGCACCTGTTCCGAGGACAAGCTGTGGGCGTTCGAGAACTATGTGCGCAGCGCGCAGGTGATCGCCGACACGATGGCCGACGCGCACATGTGGGCCGTCGACCAGCCGATGAGCCGCACGCTGATGCGCGACATCGTCGATGGCGTGAATGCGAAGTTCCGCGCATGGAAGACCGCCGGCTACCTGATCGACGGCGAATGCTGGTTCGATCCGGGCGCGAACGATAAGGATTCGCTCAAGGCCGGCCAGGGCTTCATCGACTACGACTTCTGCCCTGCCCCGCCGCTCGAAGACCTGACGTTCCGCCAGCGCATCACCGACCGCTATCTGGTCAAGTTCGCGCAAAGCATCGCGGTCTGAACGCTCGCCACTCATCATAGGGAAACGCAATGGCTCTGCCCTCCAAACTGAAGAACTTCAACGTCTTCGAAGACGGCACCTCGTTCGTCGGGGAAGTCACCGAAATCCAGTTGCCAAAGCTCACGCGCAAGATGGAAGCGTATCGCGGCGGCGGCATGAACGCCGAGGTCGACATCGACCTCGGCATGGAAAAGATGGAGCTCGGCCTGACGATGGGCGGCTTCATGAAGGAGATGTTCAAGACATGGGGCACGTCGAAGGTCGACGGCGTGACCGTACGTTTCGCAGGCTCCTATCAGCGCGACGACACCGAGGAAGTCGACGCGGTCGAAGTGTACGTGCGCGGCCGCTACAAGGAAATCGACCCCGGCAAGGCCAAGGCCGGCGACAACGCCGACCAGACCGGCACGATGTCCCTGTCGTATTACCGGCTCGTCTGCAACGGCGAGACGCTGATCGAGATCGACGTCCCGAACTTCGTCGAGATCGTCGGCGGCGTCGATCGTCTCGCACAGCAGCGCCGCGCCATCGGCCTGTAACCCCTTACCCCTACCCTCAGAGGAACCGTACGATGCAATCGAAGCAATCCGCCGTCATTACGCTGGATACGCCCATCAAGCGCGGCGAGCAGGAAATCACCGCTGTCACGCTGAACAAGCCCCTCGCGGGCGCGCTGCGCGGCGTCGCGCTCACCGACGTGCTTCAACTGGACGTGATCGCGTTGTCGAAGGTGCTGCCGCGCATCAGCGATCCCGTTCTGACCACGCAGGACGTGCTGCGCCTGGACCCTGCGGACCTCGTCCAGCTCGGCACCGAGGTGGCCGGTTTTTTGGTGCCGAACTCGTCGAAGGCGGACGCCTCCCTCGAACCGTCGACGACGTGATGGCCGATATCGCGCTCGTGTTCCACTGGTCGCCCGACGCGATGGCCGCGATGCCGTTGTCTGAGCTGATGGACTGGCGCGAACGCGCCCGCGAGCGCTACGAGCGAGGCGACGAATGAGCGACCGTTCGCTTCGTCTGGAAGTGGTACTGAAGGCGCTCGACCAGGCGAGCCGCCCGATTCGCGAGATCACCGGCCGCAACCGCACGCTGGTGAAAGACCTGCGCGATACGCGCGCGCGCCTGAAGGAGCTGAGCGACACGCAGCGGCGTATCGGCGAGTTCCGCGAGATGCGCACAGGCCTCGCGAACACATCGGCGAAGCTCGCCGACGCGCAGAAGAAGGTGAAGGAACTCGCGAAGTCGCTGCATGCGTACGGGCCGCCGTCGCAGCAGATGATTGCCGAGCTGGCGAAGGCGCGGCAAGCGTCGTCGAGGCTGGGTATCGCGTTCAAGAAGCAATCGGCCGGTGTTGACGAGCTGCGCAATCGGCTCGTGCGCGCCGGCGTCGACACGAGCAAGCTCTCCCAGCACGAGCGCACTCTGCGCAACGACATCGCCGCAACCACCGGCGCCATCGATGCGCAGACGCGCCGTCTCGACGCGCTGAACCACCGTCAGCAGCGCATCGCGGCCGCGCGCACGAAGATGGGTGCCATGCGTGGCGCTGCTGCCGAGATGGCAATCGGCGGATATGCCGCGCGCTCGACCGGTCAGCACATCCTCGACGATCTGCGCGAACCGCTGGCCGAGGCGAAGAAGATCCAGAACGAGCGCGGCCGCATTCAGGGGCTCGGCCTCGGCGATCGCGCGACGCAGGACGCCGAGCGCTACGTGCGGGCGATGAAAACGCCGGGCGTCGCGATCGCGGACAACATGACGCTGATGCGCGACGCGATGTCGATCTTCGCGGACGAGCATCACGCGCAGATGGTGATGCCGACGCTCGCGAAGATGAAGTTCGCGAACGAGGCGATGTTCGGCGCCGGCCAGGGGCACGAAAACGAAGAGAAGTTCATGAACATGCTGAAGGTGATCGAGCTGCGCGGCGGCACGAAATCCGAGGCAGCGTTCATCAAAGAAGCGAACATGGTCCAGCAGGTGCTGACCGCGACCGGTGGGCGCGTCGGCGGCGACGAATGGCGAAACTTCATTCAGACCGGCAAGGTCGCGGCGAAACAGATGCGCCAGGACGCGTTCTACTACCAGATGGAGCCGCTGATTCAGGAAATGGGCGGGCATGCGGCTGGCACCGGTGTGCAAGCGGCGTACAGCAACCTGATGCAGGGCAAGACCACCGTGCGCGCCGCGAAGCGCCTGGTCGAACTGGGCCTCGTCGACAAGAAGTCGGTCGAGTACAACACCATCGGCAACGTGAAGCGCATCAAGCCCGGCGCGCTGATTGGCGGCGACCTCTTCAACGCCTCGCCATTCGAGTGGATGGAAAAGGTGCTGCTGCCGAAGCTGAAAGCCAAGGGCATCACGTCGGACGCCAAGATTCTGGAGGAATTCTCCACGATCATGACGAACGGCAACGGCGCGAATCTGTTCGCGACGATGTACATGCAGCGCGAGCAGATTCACAAAAACGAGAAGCTGAACCGCGGCGCGTACGGGATCGACCAGTTGCACGCGCTCGGGCAGAAACAAACCGAAGGGCGCGAGTTGATCGCGTTGGAGAAGGTGCGCAACCTGCGCACCGTTATCGGCGAGCAGGTATTGCCCGTGTACAACCGCGCGCTCGAGCTGACGACGACCGTGCTCGAGCGACTGCTCGGCTTCGCGAAGCAGTATCCCAACTTCACGCGCGCGGTCGCGATCGGCGCGGCCGGGCTCGGCGTGCTGCTGGCCGTACTCGGCACGTTGACGATCGCGCTCGCCGGCATCCTCGGGCCGCTCGCGATCGTGCGCTTCAGCATGTCGATGCTCGGCATCCAGGGCGGCGTCCTGGTGCGCGCGCTCGGCGCCGTCGGCAAAACGCTGCTGCTCGTCGGCCGCGTCGCATTGACGAGTCCGATCGGCCTCGTGATTGCCGGCATCGCGCTCGCCGCGCTGCTCATCGTCAAATATTGGGAGCCGATCAAGGCGTTTTTCTCAGGCTTCTGGCAAGGGATCACCGACGGCCTGAAGCCGCTCGCGCCGCTCGTGAGCCGAGCCTTCGCAATTCTCGGCGCAGCGTTCGCGCCGCTCAAACCCCTGGCCGATTGGCTGACCGGTGCCCTGAAGGGGGTGTGGGACTGGCTTACACGACTGCTGGCCCCCGTCGACGCCAGCAAGAAGAGCCTCGACGCCGCAACCGGCGCCGGCCGCGCCTTCGGCACGTGGCTGGCCGACATCATTGCCGGCCTCGCGCAGGCGTCCGCGCGCTTCGCCGAGTTCGGTTCGAACCTGATGTCGGGGCTCGTCAACGGGATCACGAACGGCCTGGGCGCCGTGAAGACCGCGATCCAGTCCGCCGGCGACAGCGTGGTCGGCTGGTTCAAGGAACGGCTCGGCATCCATTCGCCGAGCCGCGTGTTCGCCGCGCTAGGCGGCTGGACGATGGCCGGTCTCGAGCAGGGGCTGCGCAACGGCCAGGACGGGCCGCTTGCGACCGTGCGCGAGCTCGGCAAGCGAATCGTCGCGGCCGGCGCCGGCTTCGGCATCACGGGCGCGGCCATCGCCGGCGGCGCACCCCTCACCGTCGACAACCGCCCGCCGTTGACCGCCGCGGCCGTTGCGCGCACGCCAGCGTCGACACCGGCGCCGATCACGATCAACGTGTACGCGTCGCCCGGCATGGACGCGAATGCACTCGCGCAGAAAGTGCTGCAGCTGATGCGGCAAGAGCAAGCCGCGCAGGCCGCGCGCGATCGGTCGCGCCTGCGCGATCGGGATTGAAGGAGGGATTGTCATGATGATGGCGCTCGGGCTGTTCGTGTTCAGCCTGTCGACGCTGCCCTACCAGGAGCTGAAGCGCCGGCGCGGCTGGCGCTACGCGAGCAACAACCGTGTCGGCCGTAAGCCGGCGCGGCAGTACGTCGGCGAAGACGAGGAAACGATCGTCCTGTCCGGCGTGCTGCTGCCCGAGCTGACCGGCGGCGATCTGTCGCTGTCTGTGCTCGAGGCGATGGCGGACCAGCACACCGCGTGGCCGCTAATCGAGGGCACCGGCCACATTTACGGCATGTTCACGATCGACAACATCGATACGACACGCACGCTGTTTTTCCCGGACGGCGCCGCGCGCCGCATCGATTTCACGGTCGCGCTCACGCGCAACGACGACATCGACATGCTCGGCATCGTGACCGACGCGATCAAGGAGGCGATCTCGCTATGAACCTCGCCGACCTGCCCGGCGCCGACCTGGTGCAGAAAACCGTCCTGGCCGACGATCGTGTGCCGCGCGCGATCTACTCGATTACGCTGAACGGAAAGGACATCTCGCACAAGTTCGACGGCCGGCTGATCTCGATGACGCTGCAGGACAACCGCGGCTTCGAAGCCGACCAGCTCGATATCAGCCTGGACGATTCGGACGGCGCGCTCGAGATTCCGACCCGCGGTGTGAGATTGAAGGTGGCGATCGGTTGGGCCGGTGCCGCAAACGGCCTCGTCGACAAGGGCGAATTCGTCGTCGACGAGGTGCGGCACACCGGCACGCCGGACGTGCTCACGATTCGCGCGCGCAGCGTCGATCTGCGTGCCGGCCTGTCGATCAAGAAGGAGCGATCGTGGCACCGTCAGACCGTCGGCGCGATCGTGCGCGCGATCGCGAGCCAGAACAAGGTGGAGGCGCGCATCAGCAAGGCGCTCGACGGCCAGCTCGTCGACCACATCGATCAGACCGCGGAGTCGGACGCGAACCTGCTGTCGCGCTTGGCGAAAATGTTCGATGCGATCGCGACAGTGAAGAACGGAAAGCTGCTGTTCATCAAGGCCGGTGAGGCGACGACGGCCAGCGGCAAGCCGTTGCCCGCCATCACGATCACGCGCGACGTAGGCGATCGCCACGAGTTCGGCGTCGCCGATCGCGACACGTATTCCGGCGTGCAGGCGTTCTACCTGAACACGCGCACTGCGAAGAAGCAGTCGACCATCGTGAAGCGGCGCAGGCGGCGCACCACGAAGAAGAAGCCGATCGACAGGAGCGGCGACGTGTTGTTCGGCACCGCCGAGAACGTGAAGGTGCTGCGGCACACGTACGCGAACAAGAGCAACGCGACACGCGCAGCGAAGGCGGAATGGGAGAAACTGCAACGCGGTGTCGCGGAGTTCAGCATCGTGCTCGCGCTCGGCCGGCCGGAGCTGATGACCGAATTGCCTGTCACCGTGCGCGGTTACAAACGTGTCATCGACGACTGCAAGTGGATCGTCGCGCGCGTTACACATACGCTCGACGGTAACGGCGGATTTACATCGGACCTTGATCTAGAGGTCAAGGCGAGCGAGGTGCCGGAGATCGATGGCACCTAACTGCCCTTGGTAACAGCCGATTAACGCCGGCGGCCGCTAGCCCGTTCCCACCTCGCCCCGTGCTCGCCGTCGGCAACGCATTCCTGGCGAATCCCGGCCTGCATTACGACGCCACCCAGCGAGTAGCGATTGCCGCCGTATTCGCATTGCGGCGGCTCAGCGGCCTGGACTTGTTGAGGGACGCGGACACGATGCCTGTCGGCATAGACGTACGCGCCAGCCGCAGCGACTATCGCCGCGACACCAGCCAGTGCCACCGCACCCCGCCGCGATGGCTTGCCATTTTGTTGCATGAGGGCAGGGCTCACCGGGGATGTGACAGGAGCGGATGCCATTGCAACCGAGGACGCTGAAAATTGCGGCCGCGGGGCAGGAGCCTCGCGACGCGGTGTCGGTGCAGGCGAAGCTGTGTGTTTTACCTTCTGTTCACCGGATGGATCGGGAGGGTATCCGAGGTTGCCATTTCGGATCCAGCTGTCCAGGTACTTGATCGCCCGTTCATACGTGCTGCGCGGCATCTGCTCGATAAATTCGAAGCCGAAAACGGTCTTGAGGCGTCGGTACACCATCAATTTATCGGTGCCCGTCTTTGCTTCTATCTCGAACGCTCTGCGCGCAATTGCGGCGCGCTGCTTGTCGGTTATGAACTTCGTAGTGACAGCCTTGGGCTCACCACCGTGGAAGTGCACGTTGACGCTGGTCTGCGCACTGTTGCTCTTCACATCCCCGCCGGCGACTTGCCCGATTTCTCCATCGAACTTCTGATTCATTGACTTACCTTTTTTCTCCTACGGCTGGCCCTGCCGTTGTCTGCTGTGGTCAACTTTCGCGCTTCTTCTTTCGCCCTGCAGTGCCCATGTTGATCGAGAACGGCGCCGTTACATCACCCGTGACGTGCTGGCCGATGTTGGCACCCTCAAAGTTCTGGCGAACCTTCGAGCTCTTCGCCGGCGCAGGCTCAGTCGCTCCCTGTTGCGTCATCCCGGCGATCATGCCGAGCACGCCAGCACGGCCCTTCGCATCCAGGGACCGATAACCCGTCACCAGCACTTCCTCATCTGGCGACAGTTCGGCTGAGTTGCGCTGCCCCGTCAAAACAAAAAGCACGTCCACGCCCGCGGCCGCGATCTTTTCCAGATAGATCGCATCCGGCACGCGCTCCCCTTTTTCGTAGAGCACTTGCGTCTTCTCCGTCACACCACCGCGTTCAGCGAACGCGCGTTGAGACAGAGACGTGCGCTTCCGTTCATCGCGCAGTCGGTCGCCGATACTTACCATACGGTTTGTTTTTTATTGCATACACACCGATCGGTGTGTATTATCAGGGTTGTGCAAGGTTAACGAAGGGAAGTATACCGTCATGCTCCGCAAGAAAGCCCCCGTCACGCGCTCTCCACGCGGCGTGCTGTCCAGCAAGCCCGTATACATGCGTCTGATGCCCGACGAGCGCCGTGCGCTCGAAGAGCTGTCCACGCTCCTGAACCGCTCCACCTCCAGCGTCGCCCGTCTGATCTACCTCGAGGGCGTCGAGCGATACCGCGCCAAAGTTACCGGCCCGGCCGCTCAACTGCACGCAAGTTCTTTTGCCGGGCGTTGAGTCATGCAGCCGCCCGCCCTTATCGAACCCGCGCTGCGCCATGCGCTGCACGGCCCCAAACGTCACGAAGTACAAGCTGCACTCGGATGGGACGACTCCGAGGTCAGCCGCTTCCTGAGCGGCGGCAAGGGAATCGTCATCGACAAGATCGACACGCTTGTCGCTGCCGTGGGCTTCGTCTGCGTGACCCGCAAATACCTCGACGCTGTCGCGACCTTGGGCGAAGTCGGCATGTTCTGCCAGTGCGCCCGCCAAGGCCGCGGCGAATGCAGCCGCCCGTAGGAGCCCCGAATGAAATTGAAGTGCCATCACTGCGGCAGCCGCGCCGTTATTCGAACCAGCCGCACGCTGTCCGCTCTCGTTCGCGAAGCGTATTGCCAATGCACCAACATCGAGTGCGCGACGACCTACAAGATTCACGTCGCCACCGTCCATACGATCGCCCCGAGCCTGACGCCGAACCCGGCCGTCTACCTGCCTCTCGGCAAGGTTGACCGGCTACCGCACGACCCGCGCCAGCTCCCGCTGATCGACGCCTAACCCGTAATCGAAGTTTTTGTTTCGCACCCATCGCACCCGCCCCGCGCGGGCGCGAGGGACTCCTTTTGCCTGAAATTCTGGAGACCTCATGCAAACGCCGACTCCCGCTCACGTCACCACCCTCGCCTCATCGCTCGATTTCAACCAGCGCCTCGCATACCTGCAGAAGCTCTGCGCCGCCGACGTGCGCGCGGACGTGTTCGTCGCGTCCGCTCGCGCACTCGGCTTCGTCGTGTCGTGGGACCTCGCGCGCGGCACGCCGCTGCTCGCCTGGATGCACTGACGCGATGCGCGCGCCCCTCACCGACGTCGACCTGCGCGCGGCGTGGCATCGCCTGCGCATGGTCGGTGATTTCGACACGTCGATCCGCCATCGCGCCGTGCGCCTGGTCGTGGAATCCGCGGCGCGCGCGATGCAGGACCGAGAACAGGCCCGGTCGCGGCGCGCTTCCGAAGTGAAGCGCCGCGCCGCAAACGACGTCGACGAATGACTCACCCGCGCCGGCCGACGGCGCATTCAACAGGAACCACACCATGAAGCCCTATGTTTTCGGCATCGGCGTACTGCTGATGCTCTCGTTCTCGCTCATCGGGATCCATTGCATCGCGTTGGACGTCCTGCGCCTGTTTGACGTCCGGTATGCGCGGCCGATCGCTTTCGTCATCGGTGTTGCCGTGATGGTTGCGCTCGTCATGGCGCTCGCCTTGTCGGTCCCGCCGCGGGGGTGATGCGATGACGATCGATACCTCCATCCGCTACGAACTGCTCACGTCGGCCGGCCTGCGCACCGTCGCCGGCGAGCACGTCGTCATCCCGAACGACGTCGGCGCAACCTTCGGCATCCACGCCGAGCCCTATCTGGCCGACGGCCATCCCGAGAAATGGGTCGTCACGCATCTGGCGTCCGGCATGCAGGCCGGCAAGGGCGCATCCCGCACCGCCGCGATCACGAACGCGACGACGAACGTCGAGCGCAATCGACGCCGCCTGCGCGCGATGCTCGACGAAGCGACAGCGGCCCGCACCGATCTGCAGTTCGCCACGTACCAGCTCGCGCGCAACCGGCTCGCGATCCTCGGAGAAGCAGCATGAACTACACCGCCGACACCTCGCCGCACGATGCAGCGCTGCGGGCCGCCATCGCGGCGGCCGCGAGCGCGCTGCACTTCAACAATCGCCCCGGCAGCATCGCGCGCCAGTGCACGCTCGGCCTGTTCGTCGCTGCGTTGAGCGATCGGCTCGCGCTCGGCTTTCCCGAGTCTGCCGATGCGCTGCGCGCGCTCGTCTTCTCTCCCGCGACGCCGAACAACCCGGCCGACCAAACCCAGCAGCAACCTGAGCAACAGCAATAACGATGGCTTCGATCGACGAACTGAAACAACGCATCGACCTGCACGACCTCGCCGATCGCCTCGGTCTCAAGCGCGGCCGCGGCGGCGACAAGGCGCTCTACCATTCGCCGCAACACGAGGACAGGAGCCCGTCCCTGTCCATCTACGTGAATCACCCGAAGCATGGCACCGGCTGGCGCGACCACAGCGCCGGCGTCGGCGGGTCGTGCATCGACCTGGTCATTCACGCACGCGGCGGCACCGTGGCGGACGCCGTGCGCTACCTGCACGACGCCTACGGCATTCCGCTCGACCGGCCCGCGCCGGCCGAGCGCCGCGAGAAAACGACCGTCGAATACATCGCCGATCGCTGCTTCGCCGAGCGCGACCGGGTCCGCGAATACCTCGGCGGCCGCGGCATTTCCGCCGCCGCGATCGACGCGGCGATCGCCGCACGCACGCTCGGGTTCAACACCTGGACGAGCTCGAAAGTTGCCGCCGGCGAAGTCGGCCACGGCGGGCCGGCTGCCGCGTTCGTCGTACGTGCGCCGGGCGACGGCCGCGTCGTCGCCGTCGACATGCGCTATGTGGATCCCGCGCTCAACGGCGGCGTCAAGACGCAGACGCAGGGCGACAAAGCCGGCTACGGCTGGACTGCGGATCCGCGCCGGCTCGACAAGGCGAAGCGCGTGTTCATCGTCGAAAGCGCGATCAACGCGCTGTCGATCGACACCTGCACGCTACCCGGCGCGGCGGCGCTCGCGCTGCGCGGCTTGGGTAATGTCGACGCGCTCGACTTCTCGCCGCTGCGCGGCAAGCAGGTCGTGATCTGCATGGACAACGACGAGCCGTTCGCCGACGGTCATCCGCGCGCCGGCCACCGCCCCGGCCCCGAAGCTGCGTGGGCGCTCTACGAGCGGCTCACCGCGCTCAACATCAGCGCCGTGCTCGTCGACCAGGCAGGGTGGCTCGCTGATCTCGCCGACGGCGAGAAACAGCAGAAGCCCATCAACGACGTCAACGACTACCTGCAACTGCGCGGCGCGGCCGAGCTCGCACACGCACTCGAGCAGCTGGAGCCGTGGCTCATCGCCGGTCTCGCCGGCGACGCCACGCGGCGTGGCCGGCCGCGCATCTTCCTGCCGTCGCACGACTTCGCGCAGTACTGGCGTTTCCGTGTCCGGCCTGACTTCACCAGCTACATCACGAAGATGGACCGCAACGATGAATCCGGAGTCGAGACACCCGTGATGACGGACCTGTGCGGCTTCCGAATTGCCGGCATCAGCCGCGTGTCCGTCGCGAGCGCGACGTCAACGATGACCGGCGACACCGATCAGGCGCCGACCGTGTATTTCGCCGTGTCGGTGCAAGCGCCGCGCCACGGCGCGCAGCTCATCCGTCGCGTAATGCTCGACGACCAGCTGCACAACGTCGACCAGTGGGGCAAGTTCGGCCCGATCTGGGCGCCGGCGCCGTTCAAGCGCATGGTCAACATCCTCGAGCGCGGCGCCGACCTCGGGGCGCGCCAAGCCGCGAACTTCGTTGGGCTCGCGTGGCGCGACGGTCGGCTGATCGTCAACGAAGGCCCGGACTGCTACTTCACCGAAGCGGACAAGCAGTGTCCGTATCACAACCTGACGTTCCCGAGCGGCCCGATCAGCGACGCGCGCCGCGTCATCACCGCCTACCAGACGACGTTCAAACAGAACGCCGCGACGATCCCGCTCGTATGGGCACTTGGCGGCCACCTGAAGGCGCTGCTCGGCTTCTGGCCGCATATCACGATCCAGGCGAACAAGGGCGCCGGTAAGTCGACGCTCATCAAGCGGCTCGAGCGATCGCTCGCCTTCACGATGTTCTCCGGGCAGTCGCTGCAGACCGAGTTCCGACTGCTGACGAGCATCAGCCACACGAGCCATCCCGTCGGATGGGAAGAACTGTCCGCGCGCCGGCAGGACGTGATCGACAAGGCCGTCGGACTGCTGCAGGAGAACTACCAGTACACCGTCACGCGCCGCGGCACCGACATGACCGAATACCTGTTGTGCGCGCCCGTGATGCTCGCCGGCGAAGACGTGCCCGTGCGCAGCCTGCTCGGCAAGCTCGTGCGCACGACGCTGACCGGCAAGCGCGGCCCGCTGCTGCCGGACGACCTGCCGCGCTTCCCGGTTCGGCAGTGGCTCGAATTTCTCGCCGGCCTCGACAAGCGCGCCGTGCTCGACCAATACGCGACACTGCGCGACAAGGCGCTGGCCAACTGCCGCGCGAGCGGTGAGGACGATGGCGCGAAGCGCATGGCCGGCAACTATGCGGCCGTCGCGCTCGCGTGGCGCTACCTGTGCGAGTTCGCCGGCATGGACCCGAGCGAAGGCGACTTCCCGCGCGACCTGCTCGCCGAAATGAACGGCCACATCGCCGAGACGAGCGCCGATCGGGAACCGTGGGTCTGGATCATGGAAACCGTGCTGTCGGAAATCGACGGCGGCAACTACAAGCACCCGTATACGTTCGACATGGTCGACGGCGAGTTCTGCCTGCTGCTGCGCACGGGCCACGTGATGGATCACATCGCACACACCAGCGCGCTGCGCGACAAGTGGAACGGCCTGCCCGTGAAATCGGACCGCGTGTTCAAGGCGCAGCTCAAGCACGCCGGCGTCGTTGTCGGCGAGAAGGAGGTCGAGCGCCGCATCTACACGCGCCGCGTGCCGTACCTCACGCCGATCTCGCTCGAGCGCCTGGCCGCGTTCGGCCTGCACGTCTCGATTCGTGAAGATCTGGCGACCGACGCGACCGAGCAGCGGGGCCGCGCATGATGCCCTCTCAGCCGATGCGGCCGCCTCGCGGCCGTACCCCTTTCCTGATTCCTTCCGGCCGCGTAGCGGCCCTGGATTCGGGTTTCCGGTGCGTGCGCCGATGCGCACAGAGCAGTCGGCGCACGCGATCACGCGGCCGCCATGCTGTCCGTTTCCCCCCCGTACCCCCCGCGAGTCGAAACGGCCGCGGAACAGCGCGAGCCGAGACGGGGCGGGGCCGCGCGGGCCGATTTTTCCGCAGGGAACGGGCATGCAGCGCACGCGAAGCGTGGTTTTCGGGGGCGTCCGCTCGTAAGTCTTTGATTGTTGAGAAGAGTACCGCCATGTGTCGCCCTCCATTTGCCACTAGTTGGAGCATTTTTGCCACTAGTCCGATTTTCGCGACGGCACCTATTGCTCCTTTCTCTCTTCTCTCTAATTCATTGAAAAAGAAGAAGAAAGAAAGCGAGGAAGAAGCGAGCAAAGGCCGGGATCGAGCGCCACGAGTCTTGTCCGTTTTGCCATCAGTTTCGGACGTTGCCTATTTTTTGAGCCACGAATTTTGGGGCGGTGCCACGCCTAAATGATGGCGATCCATGGCAGAAAAACACCATTTAGATCAACAACTTAAACGTTCAATACCACGCGTGCCATCAATCCACCAATTGCGCTGCGTGTGGTTCCTTTTCGTAACAGCAATGCGTATGGAAAAATATCTCGGGCGCAGCGAGCTGCGCGAACTGACCGGAACGCCAATCCGCGCACGCCAAATCCGCTGGCTCGCTCAACAAGGCTGGCCGCACGTCGTGGACGTCCACGGTCGTGTACTTGTAGCGCGCGCTTACCACGACAAACAGATGGGTATCGTTGATTCGAAATCCGCGCGTACGCCATACATAGCGGCGCCGACATCGCTCAATCTCGGCGCGGTGTGATGGCAGGCAAGGCAAAGACCCCTGGCGCGATTCCGCGCTTCCGTTCGCGTAAAAACGCGAACGGCTCGCTGCGCTACTACTATGATCACGGCGAGGTAGACGGGCGGCGTATTCTAGAAGCGCTCGGCACGGATCGCGTCGCAGCTCTCCAACGTTGGGCCGAGATCGAGGGTAGGCGGGCGCCGTCGACTGAACCGACACGACACACATTCGCCATGCTCGAGCAGGCCTACCGCGTGCGAGAACTGCCGCAAAAATCAGCGGCAACGCAGCGCATGTATGACCTGTTCCTCTCCAGGCTCGCCGCCGTTATCGGCGATCGCGAACTCGACACGCTGACGTCGGCGGACGTCGCGGCGATCTGGCGCGCGACGGCTGAAAAACGCGGCGTCGTGACAGCCAACCGCACGAAAGCCGTGCTGTCGCTGGTCCTGAATTGCGGGCGCCTGTGGGGCATGATGACTATCGCGAACCCGTGCGCTGGCGTGCGCGGGAAGAAAGAGACCGGCCGTCAGGACATCCTCATCGATGACGAGCTGTATGCGGCCGTCTACGCTGTGGCCGACCAGCCGCTGCGCAACGCGATGGACCTAGCAGATCTCTGCGCACAACGCCCCTCGGACGTCCTGCGCGTGCAGCGCTCCAACATCGTGCGGGGCAACCTCGTCTTCCGCACGCAGAAGACGGGGGCATTCGTCACCGTGCAAATCACGGGCGACCTTGCGGCGCTGATCGAGCGCCTGCTCGCGTGGCGTGGTTCGAAGGTCGACGTGTCGCCCTACCTGTTGCGCGACGAGGAAGGCTATCCACTCACAAAGGGCAAGCTGCGTTCGCGCTTCGACAAGGCGCGTGAGCTGGCCGGCATCGATAAGGCGAAATTTCAGTTCCGCGATCTCCGTGCGCGCGGTGTGACACACAAAACGATCGACGAAGGATTGGAGGCCGGGCAGCGCTTGGCAGGACACAGCGGACCAGGCATGACGGCGCGATACGTACGCGGGGCACGGCCGGTTAAACCGTCTCGCTGA